CCTTGGCTCGTGGGTAATGACTGCCCGAGGCATGGAGTTGTGGTCCATCCAGAAGGAGATACTCAGTGAGCTGTCTGTTCCCCGACGAAAAGTTGTCGTTCCCTCCACTAACGCCTCTGGAAAGACATTCCTCGCTGCTAACGCAGCAATCGCCTTTTACGATGCGTACCAGCCGGGAACGCCGTGCGAGCAGTGCGACCCCGACGGCACCAAAGAAGGGTGCCGGGGCTGCAAAGTTCTGACCACGTCGTCCAAGGAGACGCACCTCAAGGACAACCTGTGGGGCGAGATCCGTATGGCGCTCGCACACCTGGAGCGTCGGGGCGTACATATCAAGGGCACGCTCGCACCGGCCGACACGTTCTTGGTCGACTCGCTCGGTAACCACTTCCTTCGTGGGCAGGTCGCCACGAAGGAGGAGGCGATGCAGGGCTACCACGCAGCGCACAAACTCATCATCGGCGACGAGGCCACGTCGGTGAGCCGTGAGGTGGCCCGAGGCATCACGTCGCTCATGGCGACGGCAGACACACGCCTCCTGCTCATCTTCAACCCGACGACGAACGACACGTACGCTGCCCAGATGTCCCGGGCGAGCAACGTGAAGACCATCAAGATCACGGCGTTCGACACTCCGCACTTCACCAAGGAGCACATCCCCGAGGGCTCCAACCTCACCACGCCACAGTTCTTGGAAGACCTCGTGGAGCAGGGCATGGGGCCGGGCTCGTACGAGTGGACCACCCGTATCCTCGCCGACTTCTGGGACAAGGGCGACGACTCGCTCATCCCCGAGATATGGGTGGAGGAAGCGCAGCGCCGTGATCCGCTCGTGCTCGGCACCGTCGGCCTCGGCATCGACCTCGCATCGTACGGTACGGATGAGCAGACCATCGCCGTACGCCGTGGAGACAACCTCGTGGACGTGACCGCCGAGAGTGCCGGGCGCATCGACTGGTTCATCAACGGCGACCCCGACCACCCCGAGATCATGTCGCCGGTGCGCAGCAAGGTGAAGCAGTACCAGCCGTGGGTCATCGTGTACGACGCCGACGGCCCCGGCGCCGGTGCCATCGGCGAGTTCGTGCGCCTCCACGAGTGGGCGAAACGCAACCGCTACATGAAAGAGGACTCGGTCATCATCCCGTTCCGGGGTGGCAAGCGAGTCAACGACCACTACCTCAACAACCGCTCGGCGTGGTGGTGGGCACTGCGGAAGCGGTTTGAGCGCAAGCGTATCGCCATGCAGGTGCTTGACCCAAAGACCTCGCACCAACTCTCCCAGCTCACGTACTCGATCACGGCCGCAGGCCAGATCAAGGTCGAGACGAAGGCCGACATGAAGAAGCGTGGCGAGTCCAGCCCCGACCGTGGTGATGCCATCATGTACTGCTTCGCTTTCTCGGAGGAGCTGCCCGACCCGGGATCAGCCGCCACACCGCAGTTCATCGTGCGGGAAGGGTACGCTGGTGACCGGAGCGAAGAGGCTATGTGGAAGCGTGACCTCGACCCCAGACGCCGCCGACCCGCCGACATCAACCCGGTCACCGGAATACCCGACCAGTTCTAGGAGCAACAATGGCTACCCGAAAGCACGCTCTGTACCGCCTGTTGGAGCGCCCGAACCCGGATGCCGCCCAAGGGGGCTGCTACCTCACCGGCGACCAAGGGGCGTGCGTTGACACCGGCGTGAACATCTACATGGAGGGCACGCTCACACTCTCCATCAACGCACTGCGAGAGCTGTGCGAGGTGGCCGGTTTCTCGTTCAACGCCGAGGCCAGCAAGCTGGAGACTGAACTCGCCCATGCGCAGGAAGCCAACCGCCTGCTCATCGAGGAGAAGGCAGACCTGCTCGGGCAGCTCAACGCCGTCGCCCTGGCGGTGGCTCACGCCTCAAAGGGCAAGTAGTGCCCGGCTGGAAGCTGGTGGCCGCTGAGCGCCTCGCCGAGATCGAGCGCCTGCGCCACCGCATCACTGAGCTGGAAGATCGGCTTGACGCCGAGTCTCTGATCGAGTTGAAAGCGGCACGCCGCACGGAGTTCGCCATGCCTAGCGTGCCCGAAGAAGACACCGATACAGCCTGGGGCGTGGACCCTACTGGCCTCTTCCGTGAGAAGCTACCGGCCCTCACCCCAGCGGAGCAGCGGCTCGCAGACAGCTTTGACCGATAGGCTGTTGCAATGGCTCGATCGAACAAGGCATCCCCCGACGGCGCCACCGTCACCCGTGGCGCCGCAGCAGGTAAAACCTTCAAGGTTCCCGCCGCCGGGGATGAGCTGATCCAGTGGCTGACTGCCAAGCGGGACCAGGGCAAGCCGATCATGGCTGCCAACCAGATGAAGCTGAACATGGCGTTCGTCCTCGGCCACCAGTGGGTGACCTGGGATGACCGTCTCCGCTCGTACCGGCGCCCCACCGTGGATGCAGCCGACCCGAACGCCCCGGTGCGTCTCACGTCGAACAAGATCGGCGGCATCGTAGAGCGCACGATCTCCAAGCTGACGAAGAATGTCCCGAACCCCGAGTGCCGCCCCGTGTCGAACAACGACAACGACGTGGACGGCGCACGTGTCGGTACTGGCATTCTCGCCCATGAGCTGTACCGACTCCACTGGAACAGTCGTCTCCAGAAGTTCCTGTTCTGGCCGGTGACGGTCGGCTGGGGCTACGCCCACCCGTGGTGGAACCCCGAAGCCGGAGCCTACGTCGGCGACGACGCCGAAGAGGGTGGCGAGGAAGTCTTTGAGGGCGAGGTGTGCATCGACTGGATCGCACCGTTCGACCTGCTCGTGGACCCCTCCGCCGACACGATGGACGAGGCACGCTGGTGTATCCGTGTCACCACGATGAGCCGTGAGGCTGCGTGGGAGAAGTTCGACGTGGCGATCTCCGGTGGCGAGCCCGCCCGTTCTCTCACTCACGAGGTGCAGGCGCTCGGGCTCGTTGGCGAAGATGCCACCGGCAACCCGAGTCAGGACTGGGTCACCGTGTACCAGCTCTGGATGAAGCCGTGCAAGGCGGCGCCGCAGGGCAAGGTCATCACGTGGGCGGGCACCGAGATCATTGAGAATATGTCGTTCCCGTACGACCACCACGAACTTCCGTTCATCCAGTGTGACCTCATCCCCGGGTTTTCCCGTGAAGGTCGCACGTTCGTCACCGACCTCATCTCTCCGCAGACCGACTACAACGACTCGCTCTCCCGTGAGGCCACGATCCGGCGACAACTTTCGCCGAAGTACATCGGCGCCATCGGGCAGATCGACCCGCAGCGCATCACATCCCGTGTCGAGGTGCTCCAGTACATGCCCGGCTTCGGCGATGCTCCGCACCTGGAGATGCCGAACGCCGCATGGGCGCAGCAGTTTGAGATCGGCATGGCCCGTAACTCCGCTGACATGGGAGAGCGTGCGGGCGTGAGCGAGGCGTCCCGTGGCGAGGCAGCGTCCTCCGCACCGGCGGCGTCGATTATGGCGTTGCAGGAAACGGACGACACCAAGATGTTCATTTCCGCCACGCAGCTCTCGCAGTTCATCGCCACGGCTGGTAAGCAGATACTCCTCCTCTGCAAGCAGTATTGGAAGGAGGAGCGCACCGTGCGGGTGTGGAGCGACGACAACATGCTCGCAGCGTTCCGCTACCAAGGTGCCGACATTCAGTCAGGGCTCGACGTGCACGTGAGTGCAGAGTCGGCGCTACCCCGCAGCAAGGCCGCACGAGCGCAACTGTTCTTGGAGCTGGCGCAGCGTTACCCCGACCTGTTCGACCCGCAGACGCTCATGAGCCTGCTCGATGTTCCGCAGGCCGATCTCATCACGCAGTCGCTCGACATCCAGACACGCACGCAGCACCGAGAGATCGCCATGCTTCTGCGGGGCGAGGAGCCCGAGGTGAAGGGGTGGCACGACCACGTCATCCACCTCAAGGTCATCAACGACTTCCGTTGCTCGCTAGACTACTACAACCTTCCGATGCTCGATCAAGCACGCATCGACGCCCACGCAGCAGTGCACGAGATGCTCGTACTCAAGCAGATGGGCGTGCAGATCCCGACGCCTGGCGGGCCTGGCTCGCCGGAAGCGGCGGCGCAAGCTGCCCAGGTCGACCAGGGGCGTGGCGGGCAGAACACGCTCCCCGAAGCCCCCGGTGCCCAAGGCCCGCAGCAAGCACCGGCGGGTCCGAGCACTGAGGAGTTGGCCGGTATCGGCGGGCCGCAGCAGCCTGGTCGTGTGCCGAACATGCCGGTGGATCAGCAAGCCGCCAGCATGGGCGGGTAGTACGCCGAGACTCGGCTAATAGCCGAGGTCTGTTATCCTTTCGTAACCACCCGAGTAAACAAAGGATCGAACCATGTTCGTTCGTATTCGCAACATCTTCTTCGATGTCCCTGCTGACCAAGGCGGCGGGGGCACAGAGTCGGGGGGAGCACCGGACGCCGGTGCAACCCCCGAGCCTTCGCTCGCCGACGCTCGGCGAGAGTTCCTCAACAACCCTCCTCCGATTCTTCCGAGCGAAGACGCTGCGCCCGTCGAAACCGACGACGCTCTCGCCGCTGAGGTCGAGGAGGAGTTGCTCAAGCCCCCGGCCGCTGCCGGGACGCCGCCGGGTGTATCCCCCCCGGTCCCGGCAGCGCCCGGTACTCCCGATCCGTATGCCGAGTTCGGCGGGCGTGAGGCTGTCGAAGAGGCAGCCCGTGTGCAGGCGGCGCTCAAGACCGAGTCCGGTGTTCGGCTCATGGTGGCGCAGGCGTTGCAGGCGCTGAAATACTCGCCGCAGCAGATCCGTGCGGCGTTGGAAGGTGGCCCGGCTATCCCGCTCCCCGGCGAGCCCCCGCCCCCAGAGCAGTCGCCGTTCGACATTGACGATGAGGAGATCGTCACGGGTGCCGACCTCAAACGTATCGTGGCAATCGTCGCCGAGCAGGCTGCGCAGCAAGCGGCCGAGTCCGTGCGAGGCGAGGTCAAGCCGACGGTCGACGCCTTCCAAGAGCAGCGGCAGCAGCAAGCATCGGCTCTCGCCGACGCCACGTACACCGAGCTGCTCGGCGAGTTCGGTACCACGCCGGAGGAGCAGAAGGCTTGGACGCAGCAACAGGAGCGGGTCAAGGCATACGCCACCCAGTACATCGACCCCAACGACTGGAGCGCCACGGGTATCCGAAACGCCCTGATCCGGGGGCATGCCGACTTCGTGGCGGAGCAGGAATCCCTGTTCAAGGGCTACCTGGAGAAGAAGCGTAAGGACCGCCAAGCCACCCCGGCCAACCTCGGCGGCGGGAGCCCTCCGGGCTCCGAAGCGCCGAAGGAACCCCAGAACCTGGCCGAGGCAAAGGCCGCAGCTAAGGCGGCGGGTTTCTTCAACTAGATCCCAGTGGGTGGGAATACCGAGGGCCGGATGGGCGTTGACAATGCGCCTTCCGGCCCTTGGTGTATATTGGCCGCATGGCACAGTCCCTCACGAACTACGACGCAGCTCTCAAGAACATCTACGGGCCTGCGCTCAAGAACTCGATCAACAACTCCAACGCCATCCTCACCGAGGTTGTGCACGACACGGAGAATGTGTCCGGGCGTAAGTGCATCTGGGCGGTCCACTCGGGCCGTTCGGCGAGCACCGGCGCACGTGCAGAGTTCGGCACGCTGCCGACCGCCGACCGCCAGCGGTACATCGCCCCCGAGGACGACCTTGCGTACCTGTACCACACCGTCAAGGTGTCAGGTCAGGCCAAGCACCTCACCCAGAACAACGCCGGGGCGTTCGCCAAGGCGCTCGACCAAGAGATGAAGGGTGCCGAGAAGGACATCAAGAACGACCTTGCTCGTCAGATGTTCAATGCGGCCGTCACCATCAACTCGGTCCTGGCCTACGGTGCGCTCGCCGTCTGCTTCACGATTTCCTCGGCCACCGCCATCGTCATTGACGAGACGCTGAACGCTGCGAACAACGTGGCAGCCCCGGCCGGGTCTTCGGTCTACCGCCTGTTCTTCGTCGGACAGATCATCGACTCGGTTGCCTCGGCGACCGGCGTCGTGACGGCGACGTTCACGATCACCTCGGTCACGCCGGGTACCAACATCGGCACCACGACGAACACGGGCGTGGTCGACGGTGACTTCCTCTTCCGCTCCGGCAACTTCGGCTCGGGTGAGGGCAACGAGATCAACGGCCTGCGCTTCCTCATAGG